GTTGGTCAGGTAACCGGCGTCGTTGGTTAGTTCACTCAGACCATCACCAGGTTGGACAGCAGAGTCAGCCAGGAGGCCCTGTGCGGCCGTTGCGTAGGATGTGGTGTCTTGGGATGCTGCGGTGCCAAGAAGAGGCTTGTTGAGGATAAGAGCGTCACCTGAGGTGGCGTTCCAGTCGGCATTGACATTCACTTGCGCATTGGACTCAATTGCGTTGAGCTTGGTTTGTTCTGCGTCGGTGAAGTTGTTATCGGTGTGGACGTAAGTGGGATCGATTACTGTCCCAGCGTCATAAGCCTGAACAGTCACACCAACATCGACTGGTTGTAAAGAGCTGTCGACAGCTGCCAACTGGGCTGCCGTTGCGAACTTATTGGTTGTGGTGGTGTCGTCGATGTCATCGGCATTTAGGACAACATCACCAGTTTGAGCATTGACACTCGTTACGGGGATGGTTACATCAACCAAACCAGGAATCCACTCTTGGTCCAAGTCGTCCCAAGTGAGGACCATTCCATCAACGAGAACTGTCCCTGAGGTGTTAACATCTTCCAGACTGTCAATTGAAGATGAAGACAGATCGACACTGGGGAGATCTTGGTTAACCCAACCAGCACCATCGTAAGTTACAACTTGACCATTTGCCAGACCACTAAAGGTTACATCACTAAGCTCCCCCAAAAGTTGGTTCGTGATGTTGGTCAGGTAACCGGCGTCGTTGGTTAGTTCACTCAGACCATCACCAGGTTGGACAGCAGAGTCAGCCAGGAGGCCCTGTGTGGCCGTTGCGAAGTCTGTGGTGTCTTGGGATGCTGCGGTGCCAAGAAGGGGCTTGTTGAGGATAAGAGCGTCGCCTGAGGTGGCGTTCCAGTCGGCATTGACATTCACTTCAGCGCCGTCTTGGACTCCAGCAAGCTTGGCTTTCTCTGCGTCGGTGAAGTTGTTATCGGTGTGGACATAATTGGTGTCCAGGACTGTGTTTGTGTTGAAAGCTTGAACGCTAACTCCAATGTCTTCTGGTTGGAGTGAGGTGTCTGCCAGAGCACCTTGTGCTGGTGTCGCAAAGGCAGTTGTGTCCTCAAAGGCCGCAGTTCCGAGAACTGGCTTATTCAGAATTTCCGAGTCGCCAGAGACGGAGTTCCAGTCGGCGTTGACGTTGACCTCCGCTCCCTCTTCAATTCCATCCAGTTTGTTGTGGTCATCGTCGGTGAAGTTATTGTCAGTCCTTACATAAAGAGAGTCAACGACTGTGTGGTTATTGTAAGGTTGGACAAGTGTGCCAATGTCAGAACCCTGCAGGGAGGTGTCGGCAAGAGCACCCTGCGCCGCTGATGCATAAACGGAAGAGAGATCTGGGATGTCTGCAATTACCAGTTCAGTGTTGACCCACTCGGAACCGTCATAACGCAGAAGATCACCCTCTTCCACTGTTGTGATGGTTACGTCAGACAGATTTCCAATGCTCTCGACGTCGGTGCGGTTACCAATTACCCAAGAAGAACCACCCCAAACGAGAACAGAGCCATCGACAACTCCAGTTGTGTCGACGTCACCCAAATCACCAATTGAACTCGCACCAGAAAGATAACCAACGTCGTTGGTTAAGAGGCTGATGTTTGACCCTGGTGCAATTGCACCATCGGCACCGGTGCTCAGTTCCCAAGTGTCACTGACCCAGTAATAAGATTTCTCTAAGGTGGTGTTCCACCAAACGTCACCCTCAACAAGAACCCCACCATTATCACGAGCGGTTGGTTGTGTTTCGGAGACGATAAAGACGTTGAAAGGCTCAGTTCCGGCCTGTGTGTTTGAGATTATGTTATTGTTTGGTTGGCCGGAAGGGATGACGATCTCCCCGTTATTGCCACTGGGGAAAATGTTATTGTTTGGTTGGCCGGAAGGGATGACGATCTTCCTGTTATTTCCACTGGGGAAAATGTTATAAGACACTTGGGTAATTGGTCTAGGTCAATGTTATTTATTTGACCTAAAAACATTTACATCAAAGGCTCTCCACCGTCCCTGATGCCATGTGACCGAAAGCAATGTTGACGAATGCGAGACCGCTAACAACCTCAGAATAAGCACCACCACCGTCCTGCATCACCACGCTATAAACGTACTTACCCTCTTCTAACTTTTGTGTCTGTTCGGCGGTCAGTGAGATTTCATAAACTCCACCGACACCATTTGTGATGGTGGTAGCGAACGGCATAGCCTTATAGACTAAGTTGTCGGAAGTTGAGGTGTCTGCATTGAGTGCACCCTCATGCTTCGCCAACTTAGCAAAGAAGTTAAAGGCCGTGATGTCGGTAGGAGTCATGTCGGCGTTATTGATTGTGAACTCCTGAGTGAAGTCCACACCAGCCATAATGTTTATGTTAACCTGAAAAGTAGCAGCCATAATCAAGGTAGCGTTGGGAGACCGTCGATGTTCAGAGTGATGAAGTCAATTGACCCATCCGCGTTCAGTGACGCATTAATAGTTCCACCTCCATCTCTTGCGTTAATGTCGTCACCGGCATAAGAGGGATAAATGTCAGTGTTTGTTGCATTCCTCGCCCACAAAGAAACCTGGGAGGTTGTAGCATCGACGAAGAGTTTCCACTTTTCGCCGTCCCACTGGTAATTGACCCCATTATCGGCAAGATAGGTGTCGTCTAGTGCTGGTGTCGCAGGGAAGTTTATGTTGGCCATAGGAGGTTCCTTTCTAGTTATTTATCAGAACTTGATGCAATAAAGCAGAGCAATGTTACGAGGCCGGGCCTCACTACCACCGGCGTTGTCGATTGTGATGTTGGTGGTTGTGTTGTCGGTGGTTGCGGCAGAAGGGGCCCCACCAACAGTAGAAGCACCAACAGTAGCGGCCGCAGTGTCGTCGGAGAGAGTTGCGGTGTGTTGGTGTCCTGGGTCTGTTACGTTGTGGGAGTGCGCCAGGTTCTGAGAGTTCTGTGTGGAAGCAAAGGCGCGACCTGAGTCAATTCCACGGCCGTCGTCCCAACCACGGATAAACTCACCACGGAGGTCGGGAACGTTGAAGGTGGTAGTCGTGTCACCAGCACCAAAAGTCTCTCCAATTACACCAAAGAGAGTTGCGTAAGTGGTTCTATCAACGGCAGAACCATCACACTCCAGATAACCAGCAGGTGCTGTTGAACCAGCAAAGGTAATAATGGAACCAGTTGGGTTTGAGATTCCCAGGGAGTTGATTGCCCCAGCAAAACCTGCTGGTGTGATAGCCCTTGTGTTGTCGGTTCCGGTTGCTACTTCGGTGGAAGTGGCAATTTCCATAACTCCCTTAGACGTTTCAGTTGCGTCGGGGAGGTAGTTGGAAATACCAGAGGCAAGACCCGAAGGTGTGATAGCTGTGGTTGTGGAGGAGCCTGCATTGACTGTGGACTGGTCTGCGATCTGAATAGCACCAGCGACACTTGTTGTTGCGTTTGGAACATTGACCACAGGATCGGCGGCAGTTCCTGTGACTGAAGTGTTAGTTCCTGCGGTGACGGTTGTGACACCACTCACTGCGTTCTGAGTTACAACCCAAACACTAGAAGTGAAGACGTATAGTTCTCCGGTGGTGGTGTTATACCAGAGGTCACCTTCAATGGACTCTGAGCTTGCGGGTGCGGTGGTGGAAGAAACAACATTACCGGCAACAGCAGGTTCCAGAGGGGAAGCAACAACCCACTGACTACTGTCCGCGTCGATGTAATAAACGTAAATTCTACCAGACTCGGTATCAAACCAAAGTGAACCGTTACCAGCACCACCAGGAGGGGTGTCACTAACAGCAACCTGCGTGGAGATGTTTGGTGCAACTTCCTTCCACTGACTGTCGTCATAGACTTTTAGGGAACTGTTGGTGTCGTCCCACCATAGAAAACCTTCAATCGAGAGTGTAGGTTCCGAATTGGAAACAATCGTTGGTGGTTGGATGGCACTTTCCCAAGCACCAACTGCTGTGTTGTAAATGTATTTCACCCCCGAAATAGGATCCACATAAGGATTGGAGGTATCTGACGGGAAATTCAGTGCCAAGGCTCTAACCTGCTACTTCAATGATTATTTAGGTGTTCAGGAAACATTCTTCCCGAGTAGTTCTTTTAGGAGTGATTTGATTTCTTCAATTTCCTCGGAGAGGTGGGAGAGTTTCTCCACCTCGTCCCTGAGGCAATCGATTTCGACTTCCGATTCCAGAGACTTCCTTGCCTGTTGTTTGGCAATTCTGTATCGTTGCCTGTCGCTGCATCCTCTATTCACAATGACCCCCGTGTGGGGGTCTTTGTAGAGTTCACTATGCCCCTCAACTTGGAGCTTGTTGTTGTCTTTCATGATGTGGTGTTTTGTTTGTTTATTCTGAGCAGACGATTTGGATGTCGTCGATCAGAGGTGCCTTTGCTGGGTTGTTGGCAGTCATAACAATTTTCACTGAGAGTCCGTCAAACTTCTCAATGTCTTGAACTGTCCAGGTCAGCGAAGTCCAAGCTTTGGGGCTCATTGAGTTGGGGTCAACATTGTTGGACGACCTTGCTTTGATGTTGCCGACACCGTCAGGAAGTCCGTTTCCGTTGAAGGGCACCCACTCCACGTCACCGAAGTCTCCGTCGAAACCAGTGTTTCTTGGTTTGTAGTAGAGTTTGATGTCGTTGGTGTCGTAGAAGACTGCTGCCATTCGGACCTCAATTCCATCGCACTCGTTTTCAAACTCAAACAGTCTGGAGATCCACTTCGCCCAGGCGGAACCAGAGTTGCTGGTTTCTGGGTAGTAACCACCACCCTCAGTTTCGGTGATGTCTTCAACATCCAGGGCAGCCAGTGTGGCGTTGGTGAAGGTCGTTGACTCGTTGATCATGGAGGCGTATTGGCCAGAGTAGGTGATCTTTCCTGTGTTGTAGTTGATCTTGGTGATGTTTGCTGAGTAGTTAGTACCACCCTCGGTGAACTCGAGTGGGTCACCGACGGTCAGTGCTGAAGCTGTGATGTCTCCGTCGAAGGTGATAGTGAAGTTGTTAGGTGAGAAGATCGAATCGACCGAGTTGGGGTTGTCGATCATGTTCCTAACAATCGTTCCCTTAGTCCTTGTGTAGTCGATGACAGGGGAAACTAGGTTGTTTGCGGTGCTGAGGTTGATGTAGGTCCTCAGGCTCCTTCCGTTGGTTCTGGCCAAATACTTAGCCTCGTTGAGGTAGTTTGCAATCTGACGAGAGTTGCTGTAATAGAAGTTCTCGGTCAGTTTGATGTTAAACCCACCGTCTTGGTTGTACTGACCCCCGGAGTTGCTGCCGGTAGTTCCTGCGTGGGCGATAGACTTAACACCAGCAACAACGTTAGTTGTGGTGAAGTCCATAACACCAGATGTCACGTTTATGACTTCGAAGGGTCGGTTGTAAGAGCAGCTGACTGAGGATCCACCGTCACGCCCGGATGAGGTGGCGGAGGTGGTCACTTCGAAGGTGAAAGCTTCCATGTCGGAGGCAATAACCGTGTGGAGTGTGTTGAGTTCCTCGTTTGGAATTCCACCTGGGTTGTTTACAACACCACCGATGGCTACGTAGTCGCCAGGTGCAAGCCCGTGCATGTGGTGATGAACCTTGACGATCTTTGGGTTGTCTCCGAAGGCGAAGGAAGTGGTGTCTGAACCGTCATTGTTGGTTTCAATTGGATCGGTTAGGAGGACACGAACATCAAGTGGTTCGTTTTGTAACTCGACCTGCGCGACCGTGTTAGTCTTGAAGTTTGCACAGTAAATTCGGAAAGCCATGTCCTGTGTCTGGTCTTCCGTCCAAAGGCCACCGTTTTGCGACTTGAACAGTGCACCAAGTGTAGGCTGTTTAGTTACACGCTTGTTTGTGACTTTTCCGTTCGCACCGATCTCAAACTCACCCATCTTAGCAGTCCAGACTGTGTAGTCCAGAGAGGTTGCCGACTTAACGACAAAGGCATAATAGGTGTCTGGGGCGATGAAAACTGGCGCCTTGAACTCGAACCTGGTTGCAACTGTTGCGTCGTTGGAGGCTGTGCAGCCCATTCTCACAGCGCGACCATCTCGGAAGTCTGCACGGCAAGTGATGGTTGCACCCTTACCGTTACCCGAAACAGTTGCGGTTGGGATGCTGGTGTAACCGCTTCCTGGGTTGGTGACCTCAACCTCATAGACTCGACCATCTGCAACCTTACAGATTCCGGTAGCTCTTGTTCCACCGGGGAGTTGGGGTGCCGAGAATGTAACAGTTGCGTTGGTGTAACCGGATCCGAGCTTGACGATGTCTGCACGGGTCAGACGGTAGGTGTCACCGGCGATGTAGAACTTATCGGCGAGACGTGGGCTTACGAGAGGAATAATCTGCTCACCTGGTTCAAATCCCTGAGCACCTTCGTAACTACCAATAACGAGGTTGTAAGTTGAGTTATTGACGTTCGTGGAGGCGTTGGTGCCGGCAGAACTGAATACAACAGCAGAAGAGAGTGTTCCAACGCAACCGGACTTTGCACCCTTAACGCGCGTTCCACTTCTGAGGGTTGTTGTTGAACCGACAAGTTTTGTGCAGCGAACCTTGATGGTAGTCTTGGCTGTCTTAGTTACATGGGAGTGTGGGAGGATTATTTCAGTAGGAACCTGACCATCTGTTGTTACCAAATAAACTTCACAGGGGGCCTTTTTGTCGATGGTTCGGAAGAAAACATCAACACTGGTAAGGAACACACCTTCTGGTGCGGTCTTAGAGCTAACCGAGAAAGTTTGTGCAACGGGATCCCATCGGTTGGGTTCTTGTTGACGGACGATGTTATTGGTGACCTCAGTGACCTCGGTTACGTTAGTTACGTTGGTGACCTCAGTGACCTCGGTTACGTTAGTTACGTTGGTGATTTCATTGGTGACATTGGTGATGTTGTTAATGACGGGCTGAGGAATCTGCTGAGTCTCAGTGTCGGTTATTCGTGTGCTGGTTGAGAACTCGGGGATGCGGGTGGAGACGATCGTCTCCTGAACGTCAGAGATAACACCGGAAGAGGTGAAGTTAGTTTCACAAATGCCACCAACCAGTTCCAGATCGCTTGGATTTTGAACGTTATCTGTCAAACGCAGAGTTCTGGTTCCGGTGGAGAAGCTACGAGAAGTACCACTGGTTCTATACTGAACTCCCCAGAAACGCTTGGTGACGTTAAGGCCAGAGTCACCTTTTGGTGCACGACCAGAGGGAACAAGGAAATAACCTTGAATGCGTCCAACACCGTCACTTACGAGAGCATCGCTGAACTTAGAGCTCGTATTATCTGCCCCGGTGTAACGCCTTACGCCATCGGAGAAGTTGGTACTCAGCCGTCCTCGGATACACCAATCAGTTACGTTTACACCATCGAAGAAGGCATAATAGGTTGTGTTTGGCTTCAGGTTAGAGGCGGTGAAGCGAACGGGAATGGTTCGCATCTTCTCGGCAACCTGAACGTCAACCACACGATCGCCGTAAGAGGTCCTCTCCATACGGGAAGAGGTTACATTGATTGTAGTCTGGGTTTGTGTTCTGGAGCGGGTCTGTCCACTTTCACTCCACCTACCCCAGACGGTACCCATTCCACCACCGTTCATGGTTTGGGTTTGGTCAACCATAGCGTTGAAGAGGGAGTTATCTTCAATTCTGAGGTCTGGGAGACGGTTCTGATCGCTGAAGGTGTCAATGTCGGGGAATAGACGCAACTCACCTTCGTAGGTGAAGACTGAGTATGGTTGAACATTGATCCAGCGAGTTGCCTTTGGTTGGTTGATCAGACGTGCTGGTGTATAGTCGAGGGTGATGATCCCGTTGTTCAGAGCATAATTCTTATCAGAACGCCCTTTGTTAGTTTGAACGACGTCTTCCAATTCAAGTTGGTCAATGAAGTAAGGTGCACGGAGAATGTCGTTTTCGGGATCGATCGCACAGCGATATTGGGTGAGTTTGGTTTCTCCGTTTGCGTGGTTGCTGAAGTTGTCGACAACAATTCCGTTCTTAAAGCGGTCGAGTCCAGTGGCAGCGTCTCGAACGTTCATGTTGATGGCGTCCTGCTCCAACAGGGAGAGGGTGACCAATTCGGTCAAGTTTTGGACCTGACGATCGATGGCCGCAATGTCCTGCATCCTGTAACGCTTATAGTTAAACTTCTTGGTGTAAATGTCAGAGAGGCTGAAGGTGTAGGGGGGTAGGAAGTAGTCATAGAGACGAATTCCCGAAGACATGTCCTTTGCAGGTTGGGGGTCGTCTGCTGCCTCACCAGAAATCAGAGCAAGAGCGCCGTCGGACTGTAGGAAAAGGGAGTCGTAACGTGCCTGATAGTACTGCAGGTCACAGATGAACTGGGTGTTAATTAGAGGCATGCGTGGTGCAAAGGCATTACCTCCGTTGGTGCTGTCCTTGAAGGACATGGCGTTCTGCTCATCTGCACCATCGACGACGCGAGCCAAGACAGTCGCATCACTACCGATTGTGTTAACAACGGGGCGGAAGTCAACACAGTCCCTCAGGTAGATAGTGTTGCGGTTCTTATCCTTAGAATAAGTAGTTTCTCTACGAAGGATGTTCTTGGAGGTGTAGGTTGGGATGTTCTCGTAGTTAACTCCGCCTTCGTCGGTGTAGGAGTTAACAGAGAAGAAGTCACCAGTGCCAGTGTGTTCAAAGTAGCTACAGGTTACAGTGACGGTTCCGCCAACACGGCGACGACCTGGCTTCAGAACCAGACGGGAGATGTCATAGATGTTATCGCGCTGTCCGTTATCAAAGGTGTAGTTGTCGATGTAGTTACGGCCGTCCTTAGTGATAGCTGTTACTTCATAAACATCAGCCAAACCGAGAGAGATAACGTCACCGTTGGTTCCATTGTCGGGCCCGAGTTCGATCTCATGGTCAACAATTGCCTTCTTTCGCTTAGCAATTGCGTCGGACACAAAGACGGGAATCAGAATCTTAATCTTCAGAGAGTCAGTCAGAGTTTGACCGAGATTCAGAATGACCTTCTTGCCGTTGTCTTGCGAAACATCAACACTATTGACAGTTAGGGCACGACCCTCAAACTGACCAGCGTCAGTTGTGTCTGAGAGGTTCTGGGCAACAGCAACCGAAGTTCTACTTGTGGAGTCAATGAAGGTCTCGTTGTTTGCGGTTGTGGTCAGAGTGATGGAGCTTGCTCCAGCTTGGACGTTAACAATAAACTCACGAAGAATCTGATAAGAGATGGATGTCTCTTCAGAATTGGTCTCCAGAGTGGAAATAGTTTCAGCTGGAAGCTGGTAAACCAGGGTCTGGCGCTGGTTGCCACGAGTTTTACTACGAACCCTCTGAACAGTTGCGTTGCTTACGTTTGCAGGGAGGGGAACGGTCAGGATGATTCGTGACTTGGTTTTGTTGGCACCATAACCAACGGGCTTGGTTGCACACAGAACCACACTGGTGATGTCGCTTCCGAGGTCATCGACAAACGAGATAATGTCACCTGGAAGAAGTTGTTTGGAGGCGTCTCCAGTGTAGTTGTTGCAAACTAGAGTTGTGCTGTTGGCTTGACCCCTGAAGAGAGCTCCATTTGCTACGTCGATAACGTTAGAGTCTTCGTTTGTTTCTGCAGAAATGTCAGCAGAGAAGTCGTTAGTGTCAGCCAGAGGAGAATAGAAAGACTTAGCCAGGCCGAGAGTGTTATTGACAATTCCCCTACGGAACAGGCAATATCCGTCAACACCAGAGGGGGAAGTCTCAACAGTTGTGTAGATAATTCCACCCTTTGTGGTGTCTGCTGCAACAGGGAAGTCTCTGAGCTTACGGCGGCCACTATTCGTGAGGAAGATTCCGTAAGAAGTCTTAGTGAAGTCTCCAGCACTGAAAGTGAGAGTCTTGGTTGCACCAAGGGCCTTAAACTTCAAACTGGTTTCGTTTGAGAGGTCGTAAGTGTTGTTATTAGTTCCTCTGTTGATGAAGACGAGGGAGGAAACATCGTCGTTGAGGAGGATCTCGGAAACTTTATTACCTTGGGTGACTTTCTCACCCGGCTTGAAAGAACCAACAACGTTGGAGAGAATCAGGGTCGTCGACGTTGAACCAACCTCAACAACACCAGTGGCGCCTGAGGTCTCACCTTCAACCAACTCACCGGCTACCCATTCGGTTCCACCGTTCTTGACGTTGGATAGTGCGATTTCCGTGAAGTAGACGCCTTGCATGACGCCCAACTTGAATGTGGAGTTGTAACCAAAGAACCCGTCACCCAGGTTGACTCGGTCTTCTGGGAGCATGTAGCGGGGGCGGATGACACCAGCGGGTTTTGGTGTAATCTCGTGTGCTACAAGAACACGAGCGTTACCAATTGAGTCACCTCGACGGATGGTGCTAGAAGTGTTGACAACACAACCACGACCTTCCTTATAAACCTCAGTGTAACCAGTTGGTGCGCTACCAATGTTACCGTCTGCGAGGATGTGATAGGTCCTCCATGGGGCGTTGCCTCGGTTCAGAGGCCGGCCGTTGGAAGCACTATCGCCAACAAAACCATCGCCGAAGTCGCGATAAAGAACAACATCGTTAAATGCGACAGAAGAACCAACACCAGAGATGTTCTGGAAATCCGGGGTTCCGTAAACGTTGGAAAGGGTCAGGTTGAAACCCTCAGTGATTGCGGCGAGGGTGTTTGGGCGGAACTTGGTGCTTCGTGCTTTAGTTCCATACATGTAGGAGAGGTTAGTGAGATCAATCTCATAACCCTTCACATAAGCCTTACCGGGATCGACTGCCACGACATACTTGGAATCTGCTTCATCGTAAGTTAGTGGGGTTTGGTCCTCTGAACCAGGAACAGCAGGATAGAGACCATCATCGTCGGCATCAAAAAGACCCACTTGGTCTTCATCGTCGTCGTTATGATACTCTAGGAGGTTAGTTGCGAAATCGGTAACGATATAGTCACCAGACTCGTCATAAGTGCGCCGCGCTAGGATTTCATAGAGCCAGTCCCACTTTACAGTGTTGCCGGGGGTGCGAAGGATGTTACCCTGCACAACCTCCGCCAGAACGACAAAGTTATTATCAGTCTCGTCGTCAATGTCGCGAGTGGCCAGGGTCAGGGTGATTTTCAGACGATCGGCACCAGGGGCAGCGAAGTTGGAAGAACCTTGTGAGTTATCCAGCAGCGAGGGATCTTGATCGGAAGTGACGAAGGTCTCAGTTACAACAAAACCACACTTCGCAGAGAAACGAGTGTCATACTTGGAAGCAACAATAGTCTGATCGTCGTTGCGGACAATTGTCCCGTTGATGTAATATGAACCCTCACCTACGGTAAACAGAGCACCCTCACCAATTGGGGGAACGTCGACAGGGAGAGAAACGCCATCGACACCAACAGTACCTGTAATTGCGTTTGGGTTGCTGGACTCCAGAATCTCACCTTCCAGGAAAGTGGTACTTTCCTCATCGGTCCCAGAATCGTCATAGGAAACGAAAAGAATAGAGTCGTCAGTTGTACTAGCAGCGACAGCGAAAATAACAGTAGCGACGACACCAGACGTCGCGCCAGTTATGGTATAACCAACAAAGTCTTCGACTTCCGCGCCATTCGTGAAAGTCGACAAGCGGACATATGGAGATGGTGAGATCAGAGAAAACTCACCGGGAACTACGTTATCACCTTCGGCGAGAAGGCGAGACGCCAGCTTCTCAACCTGGTCCTGAAGAATGGACTGTTGTGTGGTTAGTTCTCTAGCTTGAATTGGATAACCAGCCTTATAAAGAACACGATAGTAGTTCTTATTAGGGTCAAAGTCATCATAATAGGGTGAAACGTTGAGGTTCTTTTCGCTTGCCATGGTGAAACTGGTGTTGGTTTCCTTTTTTAGTATTTAGACTGGATAAGAAAGGGTCAGTATGATATAATAATCGACAACTTTTCTGTCTGTGACGAACTTCTCAAGACTGGTGTGGTGTTACTAAGGTGGATAAGTTCCCCAGTATACTTGACCACTTCTGGTCGAGAGTACCCGTTTTCGAAGGTTCTGTTACTTTCGTCACCGTCGAAGTTGTCAGCAATCCCAATCTTTCCGGTAGTTTGTCCAATAATTGGGCTAGTTCCTGTGAACTCGTAGATGCCACCATCGTCATCGGTCTTTACACGTGGATCTTGGACATAAGAGAGAATGCCATTAACCTCGTCGTCTCCACCCCATTGGGCAACAATTCCCCACGCAGTCTTGGTCTGACCGTCGACGGTAACTGATTGGGAAATAAGCTCACCTGGTGTGTAAATTGGAGCTTCTGCGTTTACTGTTGTGACCCTAACAGCGAACGTGGCGTCCATCGTTACTGGGTTCGTTAGAGTGGGGATTGCCTCCACACCCTTCAGAATAGCAACCTGGCGGAACGTGGTTCCTGTGAGGAAGTCAGTCTCGTTGAAGTCGAGGGGCATAAAAACACCACACTTGGTCGCCGACAATTCGCGAACCAAGTCAGTTCCCCAACCACCGCTGGGACCAATAATGACTGTCGAAGCGAAAGTTCCATCGCCGAGGGGGTTGAGGGCGTTGGTTCTGTTGTCGAGGTCCTCAAGGCTCTTGTACACAAAGTTTGCCCTAAAGTCAATATGTGCATAGGTGTAGCCACTACCAAACCTAACGATTGTGATGTCGGAGATCTGACCATTGGTTACAGTGACTTTCGCAACAGCCCCGGTGCCGTCTCCAGTGATTCTGCAATAGTAGTCGTTAATCTGGTTAGTTGCACCCGCTGGTGAAGAGGTGTAGTTTGCTCCAGGATTGTCGATTAAGGCCGTGTAGACAGCTCCGTCTGTGGTGGTGATAGGATCGTTTTCTGCGGCAGTGATGACAGGAATTAGGGCAGATGTGCTCTGCTCTAGGTTTGCTGTGGTTAGCTGATACACGCGCAGCCACTGATAACCGTCTGATGTGTAGAAAGGGGTGTCTCCTTCGTTTTGGGGCTCTGCCGTGGAAGGTTGACCACCTTTGTTATTCAGACAAACATAAACGTCGTTGTTCTGGTTGATTACAACATAACGAGCGCTGGCGAGATTGCTGGCGCCGGTCCTTGAGGTGTTAGTTTCTGAATAATCGTGCCTATAGATATCATAAAAGGAACCAGACACCCACTCATATCTTGAAATTAGCGGATAGGACGTTCCATTCTCAATTTTCTTGAGTGCCATCATTTCATCGAAGAGTTCGTTAAACTCGTCTTTGTTGTTTGATGGTATTGGTGGAGTCTGGTCGCCAGACTCCCACTCCACAGGGCGCCCAATAGCAACGTAGGCCAAACCAGTGTTCGCTAGATCGGAGAGATCCTCGACCAAGTTCTCCGTATTTAAGATCCTAAGATCGTTTGTGGTTACTGAAGGCATCCCAGAAAGTCCTGTTTCAGTTATTTATCTGGGATGCCTCAACCCGTTGTTTATGTTATTTCAATCTCTACTTCTGGTGAGTTTGTTACGCAAGTCGCGGAACTTCCGAGTCTCACAGACGAGAACATTTGGAAACCGGCCGGGTGGATAATGTCTTTGACGAAGGTTTCGTATTGGACTTTCTGGAGTGAGGAAGCAATCTCATATGAGAACCACTGGTAGTATTCCGAGTCTTGGATTACTGGGTAGGACTCACTCACCTTGGATTTGTCTGTGATAAACCTACCCTTGGGTTCTGAGATTCCGTCGACGTGGATGTAAAGTTCACCCTGGCCGCTCATGATGACCATTCCTCCAGTTCCGGCTGGCCCATATATCATTCGATCTGAGAGGAAGTGTCCTTCAACGTTGGTTAGCTTGAGAATTTGACGAATTGCATCGTATTCCTCAATATTCGCTGTTGCTGACTTTTGGTTGGCAGAACCTTGGTAGATCTCGTCACCGATAGTGAAGAGGTGGGAGTAACTATCTACCCTCCTAAAGACCAACCTTACGTCCATAACCAATTCTGGAGCCAAGGACCTTTCGGAAGAGATGTTCCTTCCGGGATTCACAACCGACACAGACTTGATCGGCCCGATGTTTGTGGTTGTCATTGGGTAGGCCCCACCGAGTTCCACCAGGTCCAGGTAAGGTTCAACATAGTTGGTTCCTTGGTTGGTTACTGTGATTTCGGTAATTTCACCGTCGACTACCGTAACGTCTGCAGTTGCACCATAACCGTTTCCGGTTGAGTCTGAGAACACAGCGACTGGGCTGTCGTAACGTGCACCACCATCCAGAACCTCAACTTCACCGATAGTCGTTCCGTCCATGGTGATCTTGGTTTCAGCCCTCTCACTCGCACGGAGAATTCTTCCGATTGGGAGTGGTAGTTTATTGTAACCAAATCCACCGGAGAGGAGTTCAACCTTAGCAATCGCACAGGGGGTAAAGATTTGAACAGTGTCATCGGTGGTGATGTAGACTAGGTCGGGATCCGCAACGAATACTTCGTCAGTGAAGATAGTGAAGGACTTGCTGCTGTTCTCGTCGCTAAAGACAACGTCAGGGACTGTGACGTAATTCACACCACCTTCGATGATGTCCACACTCTGAACTTGCCCGTTCTCTACGTTTGCGTAACCATAAGCACCAACACCAGCACCACCGTTAAAATAGACATAGAAGTCTTCTGGGTAGTTGAATCCGGGTTCGGTTACTTCGACAGAAACGACTCGGCCGTCTAGAATAGTTGCCGTTCCTTCTGCAACATCGACGTCCCCAACACTCTGGACAGTATATTTGCCATCCATTGTTGGGTTCAGAGGTGAGGTAACCTCAATCTCAATTCCAGGCCGCAGACCGTTATCGACATCTGTGGTGATTCTATAAACGTAACGGCTTCGGTTGGTGACGATCGCCCCATGGGGTATGGGTTGTTGTTGATTTGTTGTATCTTTTGTGACCTTAATTGAACGGTCTGAGAGAATCTCACGAATGGTCATATCCTGTTTGGATTGACTTGAACCAGGTGTGCCCCATGTGATTTCAATTGCATCACCAACAAACATGTTTTTCAGACTTTCCACCCAAAGGACGTTTCTGTTTACGGATTCGGGTATGATAGAGATGACTGTCTGTTGCCCACTACCGTCACCAACGACTATCCCGTCGAGTGAGTATTCGCCAGACAGAGTTCCGGTTGGGTTGGTAATTACCCACTGAGAGGTGTCTGAGTCGACATAGTAGATATACATCTTACCATTAATCGGGGACCACCAAAGAGTTCCTTTCGTGATAGGATCGCCGTTGGGTAAGAGAGAAGGTGAGGTGTCGGAGATGACAACGCGAACGTTATCTTCATAATTTGGACCACCACCGGCACTTAGTGTACTATATTCATAGTTGTTAGAAGCACCCTCCATCGAAATCATACCGGTTGGGTCAGTGCAGACCCACTCGGAAGTCCATTTACGATAGCCGTCTGGGAACCCACTAACGTCGTCTGCGTTGTAGATGTAAAGGAAACCGGTGTAGGACGACCACCAGAGGTCTCCACGCTTGTTCGGTGAGCCGTCAGCCCTCCTCGAGGGGGCTGTGTCTGAGATAGCGATTGTGGAACCCGTGTGGGTGTTTGTGACGTTTGCTGTGGTTGTAACGTTACTAATCGAAGCCAACTCAATGGTGGTCAGTTTGGAGGCCCAAAGAGAAGCCCTAGAAATGACACCGTTGAAACTGTCCCCACCATTTGCCGAGGCACCAATCGCCAACTCCGTCATATTGATTAGTGCATTGGTTGTGGTGTCCGTTGCCGTCTGTGTTCCGTCAGTATAAAGGATAGCGTCGTTCAGAGCCACACCGGTGGAGTACTTATTCGTACCACCAACCCAAGCGGTGGTGTCGGTGGCTGTGATGTCAAGAGCGGTAACATCCGAGTTCAACAGGGTTTCCCCCGTGATGCCATCTCGCAATAGAGTGACTGGAGTTGCTCCCGAAGTTGCACTCAGTGTAAGTAGTGCCTGATCGTCTGTTCCATTTACCTCACCAGCAGCAGTACCTTCGAAGAAGAAACTAAACTCGTCGATTGAGGTGCCGAAATTTGTTCCAGTGATGGATAGTGAATCGCCAGATTTAACGGTCGTGTCATCGACTCCTTCGTAGGAGAACATAAACGAAGTGGCCACGCTTCCAGCTTGAAGCTGAGGTCCCCACAAAACAACACCCTCAGTCGCTGAGTTGAACTGGATAATAAAGTTTGTTTCTGCTGTGCTGGTGAATGTCTTATAGAACCTAGACCAACCGTTGATGTAATCGACCCTCGTCCAGGTTGCGTTCGTGGTTCCAGTTTCCCAGTCATGTATCTTGACATTTGAGTCTCGGTCTTCTGAGTTAAAACCACACGAAGCCCAAACCTGACTACTCTCACCTTCCTTGGCGAAGAACGAGAAGGTGTAACTATCCCCAGCAGGGACGGTGATGTACCTAATTCCGATACCTTCACCATGAACCCAAGCAGTTGTGGATCCATCTGGCGCAATGACATCTGTGGTGACCTCAACTCCACCTGGAACTTCATCGACGTACATTCCAGAATAAACTGTATTGTTAGTGGCGTAGTTCGTCACCATGGGTTCGATTAGGAGACCGAGGGGTTCCAGGGTGGTTGGGTCGTGGGTGAAACGTGCGGCTGTGTTTGGATTGTTATCTGTTGGGACGAAGTTTGCAGAAGGTAGAATTCCTGTGGTGACCTGTGTTCCCCAAACATAGAGCGATTCGCCGACATCCCCAAGATATGAATTATCATAATGTGTGTTGATGTCTGGTATCAAACAGAGGGCAAATTGGCCCAGATTTGTTGGACCTGTGTCCTTAACCACCACTGTTAAGCGGTGCCAGTCATCTCCGACATCTTCATTCGAGAAACTGAGAACTTCAAATGTACCACCACCAGTCTCGTAAGAACCGCTCGAGGTGGCACCTACTGAAATCCGACAGTCTTCGTTGTCCAGTGAGAACGAAACCGCCCATCGTTCATTTCCCCTTTCGTAACAGCTCAATACAACATCCCTACTTCCAGTCGCCCTCCTACAATACGCGGAGACTGTGTATGTGTTGGTTCCTACGAATGTGGCGTATTGAACTATTCTGTGCTTGGTTGTTGTGGCTTCCTCTACAATTAAATTCGTCAGCGCGGCCGCATAACCTGTATTAGGGGGTTGAATTGCTACAGTGCTGTTAGTCACATTAACATCACTCCAACTCACACTCCAATCTCTGGTGTATCTCAACCTATTCCCTACGGGATTGGTAACCAGACCAGTTTCGTCCACATAAGAATGTGGGAAAACACCACCAGCGTTCCTTTGGGAGACGCTCCATTCTGAAATGTATGTGGAGTTGTTTGGTATCGCCTGGTCCCTCAGGAAGTTCATATCGAACTTGGCGTAGTCGAATGGACTCAGAACCGTGTCCTTCGAACCGGAAGCGAAAGAACGCATACCAACGGGGAAGGCAGAAACCCACTGTTGGGTGTCGCCATCATCAAAGAAAATGTAGAGTCTCCCGCTCGCTGAGGACCAGAAAAGGTCGCCAGCGTTGGCATCTTCGCTCTCGGGAACTTGGAATGATAGGTGCGTCGAGACACCACCAACGATGTCACCAGACAGGAGAGTTTCGTTTGCTGTAGCGTTCTCTGGTAATTGGATGGATGTGCCCCTTGCATCTTCGAAGACATCTCCATACTTAACCATCTCCTCAGAGACAGTCTGGACAATTAGGACCTTATCTTGTGCATTGTAGTCTCCAACTACCGCAGTTGCTCCACTAGAGGTTGAAATTGTAAACCCTCTGGGGAAGGTGTAAGTGTCTGCCTCATTCTCAATGCCAGAGAGGACAATTCTCTGCCTATGTGACATCAGGCGAGTTACAATTTCTTCACCACCGACAGGCTCGGAGGTTGCGTTTGTAGAAATTACAACTTGTAAGTTGGGTTTGACGTGAGTTACAACAGCAGAGGCACCGGCACCATCCGTATCTTCATTATCAAAATAGAGATAGTCACCAACGGCAGCGTCTCCAGTTGTCACGCCGTCATCGACGAGGATGCTCGCAATGCTACCCTTTCCGGTACCACCGTATCCTGTAATTTCCACCTCGAGTTCTTCTTTCGTTGATGTGAGGTATGGATTTCTTCTCCTGTAGGTTTTACTGAAGTTCCTAATATACCTTCTGTCGTCATACGCCGACTCTGGCATGTCGGTTTGCATGACTTCCCCATCAACCAAAAGAACTGGTTTTTGGGATTGTGGTCTGTTGGCAAAGAAGTCTCCAACTACGTATGGGTAAAAAGCGGTAGTACCGAAGACAGGGGTAAAATAAACAAACACACCTTCTGGATACAGTTCCGCGGGGAATTCTGGAGTATTGCAAACCTTTCCGTTGGAGCGGTCGAGAATCGTAGTGACTTGCTTTGTGAAATTGATGTCCTCTTCATTCTCGGTTTGAATGTAGTCCCTGTTCGGGTCCGTCAAAAGGGCACCTCCGACAATGCCAGCAACCGCGGGATCCCAAACGTAGTCTTGAACAAAGGTTCCCATCCTGAACGCTTCGGTGGAGGGGGGATCGATAGCCGAATCGTCAGAATTGAGTGGGATGCATGCAGTCCTGTCCTCAGGGAGATAATAACCACTAGACTGTGCCGTAATACCACCAGAGTCATCCACTCCGTTGGTGAAACCATATGGTCCGTAAATTGGGTTACCATCTACCGCCCAACCCAGAATGGGTGAGTGTTGTTCACCGTTATCCCCCAAACTTTCCCTTAGGTAGAGTGGGTTTCCAAGATAGGCGAACTTAGAATTGACTCCGTTTTCGTCTGGGAACAGGAAAGCGTTACTGCCGTCGAGGTCTTGGTTTGGGTTGAGTCGAACTTTTGTGTATTCGTCATAGACCCACTCCTCACAGATTGCTTCTGCGGTACATCCCTCACCGACCGATACGACATTAGCTACTGTGGTTTCTGGGTTGTAGTCCAGTCCTGGATCTACAATAGTAACACTAACAACCTTACCACCAGAGATGGTAGTAGTAAGGCGTGCGCCCTCACCGCGATCGGTAGAGTCGTAGACGTCAACACCGGGTGTGGTGTTATATCCTTCTCCACCATTAACGACATTGGCGGTTAGGATCCTACCATAGTTGTCGAAGGTTAGTGAGATCTCGGCGCCTCGGCCGTCAGAAACCACAACAGAAGGTTGTGTGGTGTAAGTTGGCGAGAAGCGAAGGAGAATGTCTTTGACGCGACCACCACTAACGACGGCAGTTGCTTGTGCTCCACCTTCTGTGAAGACGGTTGGCTTCACATACCCATCGCCTGGGGTGTTGACCTTATATCTAAGAACCTTTCCATACACTGTGGACTCTTTGGAAACGTTGCTGTAGAAAGGAACACCGTCTACTGCCACACCAATAATGTCAGTTCCCTTTCTGATATTGTCTTCGTTCTTTCTAATTGAATTGCGTTGTGGGATGACGTAACAGGCGTTCTCACCCTTCAAATCTCCACCAACGCTCCCATCGGTACTGAAAGACTCAATCTCATAGGAGGGGAGGTTGGAGGACATTACATAAACATACTTCTCATCGAAGTAAACTCCACTCACCCCTTTGGTGTAGTTGCCAACGTAAGCTAGACCGGATCCGTTTTCCTGAATGTATCCAACGTAAGCTAGATGGGATACGTTTTCCTGGGTTGCGAGCTCGTCGTCGTAGTTCTCAATCCAGCTGTTTAGCGTGTGGTTCTCAGGATCGACCATACCGGGGCCACCGGGTGTGATTTCGTCGCCTGGTTCCATGAGGAGACCAGCGTGGACGATGTCCACTTGGTCGACGAGACCGAGTGGCCAAGAGTCACTAGAGAACGTTTCTCCGTCAACGGTCCACTCTGCATGTAGATAATAAGGGCCCCAGACCTTAGCTCCAATCTTATGATCTACCGTCAAAGATACAGCACCACGGGAACAACCGAGGAACTGGTTTGCGGTCTTACTTGTGTACTGAATGCCCTCCCCATCGATGAAGACATAGCCGGCTTCAGGGAAACCAATGGTCGACTCTACAGTAATAGTCGTAACATCATCACGGTCATCCGTTCCACCAAAGACCTCTAAGGCCCTTGTGAGACTCGTGGAGGGGTTTGAACGAACGTCTCCGTTCACGGAGTCAATCTCTACCGAGAACTCGTATTGTACGGTGTCCTGGAAGGGGTAGATGGAAACGTAGTCAGAATAGAACCTTGCTAGAACTTCCTTGTTGTTATAATTGATCAGTTTGACAATATTGCCTACTGCCCTCTCTGGCGTCGACCAGGTCGTCTCTGGGTTGGTGAGGGCCTCAGGTATAGGGACCACCCTCAGAAGGGCCGTATCGGCCCACGTAGAGTCCGATGTCTTAACCATACGGTCGCCTGGGTAGCTTACCTCTACGTCGTTCTGAGCGAACAGCATCTTAAAGAGGGACTGGATGCCGAGCTCAGAACCCTTAGACGCAAAGAAGTCTCTAATGTTTTGTAAGAGGGAAGAGCGGTTGACCTGCTTAGATACACGGTCGCTGCTGATGTTGGGAGTGAACGACTCGTGAATGGTGCTCAGCATCGCCACCAGGAAGAGAACCGAGAGGTTCTGGACCTGGACACCCTTACCGTGCGCAGCCGCCTTGGTGACGGCATAGTGGCCGTCTGAGCGCAGAGTAGGGAGAACGGTGGTGGCTGCAGCGCCGCGCTGCAGACCATAGAGTATGTTCCCTTCCCTAGAATGATATAAAATAACCTCGTCGTCTAGTAAAATAACACCGTCCCTTTCAGGGAATCCAAAACCACTAACCAATTCCAGTTCATCATCGTCTGCATCAATTGCTGCGGCTAGTGTGTTATATTCTACAATACCGTCCTTGTAGGTATCGAAGTCGCGGTACTTCTGGAGGTTTTGTAGGATGTCCTGACCAAAACCCAAACGCTCTTGTGACTTCATGGAGTGTTCCATGAAGTTCACAAAATTAGAATAGTTGTCGTAGATGTAGTTTGGGAGTAGAGAATCTACCTGAGTGGAGGCGGTGACCTTGTCGTTCATGATCCTGTAATTTCTGTGTCTACGATAGAAACAATGTCGGATTTAGAAACATCCAGATCTAGGTAAATCGTCTGCTTGGCGATGATATCCTGGTTCTCTGGGATTGCTCTTACTTCTACGACATCGGCGCTTACAGTTGTATTTACAATGGTTACGGGGGAGGAGTATCCGAGCAGAATCTCACCCTTCAAATAGTCAACAGTACCGAAGTTTGCGTCGACAATTACCTTTTGGTTGTCTTGGAGGTAGAATAGATAGATGGCTCCGTTGGAGTCGTCTTCGAAATAATAAGTGTTCGTGTCGTTCAGAACTCTAAAACCAGTAGAGTAGACACTAGCCTGCCCTGAGTTGGGGATGTTTTTGAAGCTATTCTCGAAGCACAACTCATAAGAAGCAGAAGTGTTAAAGAGAGGAGCGAGATCCCTTCTCATGCGGAGGGTGGTGTTGTTCCGAGTGATAGACTTATCCGAATCGTCAATGGCACCAACGATACGAGAGTAGCGAATGGCACCACCGAACTTAGAAACAGTAGAGGAAGAACCATAATTATTAAGAGTTCCCTTTACATCTGAAGAAATGTTGGAGGAGTCTTTGAGGGTCTTCTTGTCATCATAGTAAACAACAGACTGAACCTCAACATAAAGAATATCTGCGTCGATGATAACAATATCCAGAGAAGCAATTCTATACTTCTTGAGAGATTTCTTAATAAAGTTTTTGGCCTGGTTGGTCAGCCTATCGGCACCAATTGGTTTAATTGCAACGAAAACCCTACCATATTGTGGGGAGTCTAGAGTTTCACCACCAAAGACATAGATGTCCTCTGTGGAGGGGAAAATGTTCCGAATGAGAGTCTCATAGTCTTCTGCAATAACGCAACGACTTTGTGCTGCGTTTTCCCGCGGCGCCCGGAACTTGATAGAACTTACGTCTTCAATGTCAGCACCACCCTGCGAACGGGAGACACTGGTCACTGTGGGCTCGATAGTGACAGCTGCACCTTTACTGTCAATTACCTTTCCGGCAAAACCAAAGGAACCAGTGCCTTGGACGCCATTTCCATTAACGCCAGAACTTACAAGATAGTTAATTGAAATCTTTGATCCATTTTGTAGTGCTTTCCCGAAGAACCCATCGCCGAAAGTTAGTTCGTATTTGGAATCTGTAACCTCTTCGATCCAATAAACTCGGCTACTTCCGTCAATCTCTACTAAGTTTTCCGCCAGAGTGTACTCTACGATGACCTCTTGGTTTGGATCTTCCTGGACTTTGACGCGAAGTGTTGAGGTATCGATGTTAGAATTCTCCAGAATGAACTTCTGGTTGTACTTTGTGGTGTCTCTTGTGAAAGATGCGGAGAGGTAGGTTCCCTCATAGATAACAACATCGGTGAACGCCACAAGCCCGGTGGAGCTCACACCGGCTTGCTGGGGGTCGATTGTGTTGAATGTGAGGCTGTTTTTGCCGTCTTCGGTGACAAATACGATGCCGGGCTGAATTTGGAGTGTTTTTGGGAAACCGCTTGGGTAATCCGTCTCGTCGAGCTGGTATGAGAAGGAGATTTCACTAAATGCGGAACGAGTGGACGTCGGGAAGTATCCCACCATCCTGGCATTTGCCACCACATTCTTACGCAAACTAGCCGACGAGAGGAAACTCTCGTTGGCAATCATGTTGGTACTATAAGAATTGAGCTGAGCTTGATATGAAATCAGGTTCAGTATGACTTGAAGGTTGCTTCCGTCGAAGTCATAGTCGCTAAATCGCCCAGTCGACTTGAGATAGTTGATCAGATTTGTCTTAATTTGGTCAAAATCGACCTCAGTAAGGTTAATTGCACCAGCCACAATAAAATACCAGCTCTTTTCATTATTTAGACCCTATCGAGTGGGTCTCAGAATAGTCGCAAAGTAGAAAATCTGCTCATATCCGACAATTTTGTACTCGATATTAACATCAAACTGGTTTTGTTCCTCTCGTTCTTCCACCCTGACGTCAATTAGCTCAACCCTCGGCTCATTAAACCTAATAGAACGCTCAATTTCATTGCGAATTAGACCAGCAGTAGCGGGCCCGATGGACTCGAAGAGATAATCATAGACTCTAGACCCAATATCATGGTCAAATGGGTTCTCTCCAGGAGCAAACATGACTATATTCGTAATTGCCTGGTTAATTGCTCTTTCATTGCTCAGTAATGTGAGGTCGCCAGTAATTGGATTTGGCTCGAAGGATAAAGAAATGTCTGTAAAATTCTTCACCTTCTTCTTTATGTTGGTACTCATTAAAAAAGAGGCGGTTTCCCGCCTCTATTTAGTCTGTTAGACCAAGACCGTTGTCGTCTTCCGGTTTGCCCTCTAGGGCACTCAATCTATTGAAGATTTCATCCAACGCAACGTCGATCTTGATGTACTCTTCTGTACCTGGCTTCTTGTACCAGAGCTCAAAGGGTCTATCATCCATAGAAATACTCCGAGGGGCGGGGAACGTCTTGGTTCCAAATGGAAGGAATCATAATGTCCCGAGCAGCTTGGGGCCCGAAACGCTGCCACATGTTGTAGAAGTCTTCAACCTTACTGCGGGAGCAGGGGAACTTGCGGATGTTGTTCAGGTTCAGCAGTTGAACCTCGGCTTGTACTTCTTGGACGGTCATAACAAAAGAACCAGGACTCCTCTGTTATAACCGGTCCTGGTTGGTTTGTCTATCAGGGTGCGTAAACAATCTTCAAAGTACCGTCTGTTGTTCGGTAGAGGTCACCCTCGTCCATGCCACCGCTAATTGCCGCGGTGTTGTCGGCATAGGTGTCGATGGTGGAGAAGTTGATAACACCTGTACTCTTAATGGTGACCCTTTCAGTACCGTTGGTGCTGATGGTCATTTCATTGGTGTTGTTGTTATATGTAACCATACCAATGTCATAACTGTTGGCATCACCGAAAGCTACGGAAGAGGAGCCAGTAGTCGAAGATTGAATTACAATCTTATTATCTGAGTTTACTTCGAAGATAGCAGAAACTTCAGGACCAAGAACATATTGTGAACTGGTGGTAGTAACCTGAGCGTGAAGGGGTGCAGTGGGTGAAGAGGTTCCAATACCAATACGGCCAGAAGCGTCGATGCGCATCTTTTCACCGGCACCAGCGCCGAGGATAATTCCTCCGGGTGCAGTTGCCTGTAGGTACACGTTCTGAGTTACGCTGTCGTCGCCTACAACGGGCGCTGTATCAGTGTGTAGGGAGATATTGGCATTGTCGTAGAGTGACGTCGTTATGCCCGTGTCAGCGCCCAACAGGAAGGAGATCAACTTAAAGTCGACGGTGTCTGCTTCTTCCCTACGGATATTGATTTGGGAGAGGTTTGAATTGCTATTGCCACTAACGATAAGCTGAGCCCCTAGGTTATCCTGGGTGCCAATAGAGACATCGGTGGAGATGTTTTGTACCAAGTCAGTATAGAGAGCCTGGTAACTAACTCCGGCCCTATTCACTACAAACTTGTCAGTTCCTTGAGCTGCCATTGTGAAGTACTTCTTTTCTGGTATTTAGGTAAGAAAAAAGGACCCCGTAGGGTCCCTTAGTCATCAGTCGCGGGGGGAGTGCATGGGATCGTATCCTGCTTCCTTCTTGCGAGCTGCGCGGTTCTTTGCTTCTTCAGCAGCGCGGCGCTTCTTCTCTTCAGGAGAAACTTCCTTCTTGGGTGCGTTGGGGTCGTGGATAGCACCTTTACCGTACTTGTCCTCGACCTGCTTCCTCACAATGTCCATAGCGGACATCTTCTCTTGGAGTGCTTCGATTTCTTCCTCTGAGAAGAAACCAGTTGCTTCCAGGGCTTCCTTCTTGAGGTTGGATTTACGCATCGCCAACTCTGCTTTCTCACCTTTACTCAGGCCAGGAACATTCTTAGGCTTCTCACCAGGAAGTGTGGGAGGTGAGTTCTTATGAATACGAGTGGAGTAGGAAGCAGGACCTTCCTTAGAGTCGCCACTGATTCGCTTACCAGCGTCAGAACGCGAATCCATGTACTCTTTATCGGACTGACCGTGCTTACCCTTGTACACTTCCATGTACATGTCGGAATAAGCTTCCTTCATGGACTTAGAACGAGCCTTACGAGTCATTTCGTTAGCGGGACCCTTACCTTTGTTGATAAGTTCGGTACGCTTAGCGAGTGGTGAACCCAGAGCAACACGACGCTTCATATGCTTATTGGCACCTTCTTCGTCACCCTTACGGACAGCATCCTCTTCATCTTTGCGGTGCTTATAAGCTTGGCGCTCATTCTTTTCAAAGTTGGTGGGCTTGTAACCCTCTTCAACTTCTTCCTTTTCGGCATCACCGTCAAGAGCGCTCTTGGCTGCGTGCGCCGCGGCGTCTACACCTTTCTTGGCGAGAACCTTAGCACCAGACTTAACTGCGTTTCCAGCAACCTTAGAACCTGCTTTAGCAGCACTACCGAGGGCCTTCATACCGGCCGCGGCAATTGCTCCAATGCCTTCCTCCAGCTCTTCACTGGAGGTCAGTTCTTTCCCAGGCCAAGTACCTCACCGATGTGTTCGATTTCCTCAGAAGTGAAGAGACCAGTTGCTTCCAGAGCTTCCTTCTTGAGGGATTTGGTGCTGTTGCGATGTTTCTTGTCAGAAGCTTTCTGGTCCTTATTGACAGCGTCAATAGCAGACTGGTTAGCCTTCATAGCCTTCTTGTGGATCTCGTGACCTACATCACCAGCAGGCATGTCATCGAGACGCTCTTCGAGATGCTCAATCTCTTCCCTTGCATAAACAGCAGCGTAAGCATCTTCGAACATCTTTTTACCGTTCTTGATGGGGCTGGTGCCCTTCTCGCGCATGTTGTCGCGGTGTCCTTCCGCACGCTCTTCGTTGGAAGCACCTGGGCGGAACTTACGCAGCGCAAGACGGTAGTCCTTACCTGAAGGGTTCTTCTTGTCCTTCTCAGCTTGCTTCTTGGCACGAGCGTCATCAATACGCTTAGCACCTTTGAAGTCGATACCTTCACTCATGCCTTCAGCGGCATCTTCCATGTCCTCTTCTTTATCCCCG